AATTTGAAAAAGCATTAGAAGAGATGAGACTAGAACAAGAGAAGGCAGAATTTGGCAAAGGATCTCTAATGCAAAGAAGAAGAACTTATGGCAAATCTGGTAAAAACATTTATTATTGGAATAATAATTAGGAGACAATATGGCTGGATTTAGTGATTACTTAGAAGATAAAGTATTAGACCATGTATTTGGTGGTAATGCTTATACAGCACCAGGAACATTATATGTTGCTTTATATACTGTAGCACCAACAGATACAGGTGGTGGTACTGAAGTAACTGGCGGTTCATACGCAAGACAATCAGGAGCATTTACTGTTTCTGGTACAGACCCAACAACAGCTACTAATTCAGCTGCAATAGAATATCCAACAGCTACAGCTGATTATGGAACTGTAGTTGCAGTTGGTATTTTAGACGCTGCTTCAAGCGGTAATCTATTAGCTTATGCAGATTTAACAACATCTAAAACTGTAACTTCAGGAGATGTATTTAGATTTGATGCTGGCGATTTAGATATAACACTAGCTTAACAACATGGCCTCAATAGGCTACGGATTATATGGTTACGGGAACGCCGATTATGGTACTCCCGTTTATCATTTTGGCGCAGCCACTATTGCTGCAACATCCAATGTAACAGCGATCGGAACTGTTCAAGTTCCAGTATTGGGTTCTGCAACTATAGCCGCAACCTCTAACACTACCGCAACAGGTAGATTCGTAATTACAGGCATTTCTGTAATAGCCTCAACATCTGACTTTGACGCAATAGGCAGTATTATTCTTGATGGAGTAGCCACTATAGCTAGTACATCTGGAGCATCCGCAGTAGGTATACAAATAGACCTAGGATCTGCAACTATAGCCGCAACATCCAATGTAATAGCTACAGGTACACAAATAGATCGTGGTGTAGTCTTTGGCCCAGCAATATCAGACATGACTGCTACTGGTAGATTTACTGTAGTAGGAAATGCTCTTATTGCACAAACAAGCGGGTTAGATGCAATCGGTGGCATAGTCTACAGAGGCACTAGCACAATTGAACAAACAAGTGGATTTAATGCTATTGGTGGTCTAAAATGGGAAGATATAATTGTTCCATCAGATGACTGGACAGACCAAATAGTAGCAAGCGAAACCTGGACAGAACAATCTAATCCAGATACATCATGGACAACATTAGGCGAACAAGACGCAGCTTAAAGGATAAAATTTTATGGCAGATACATTTACAACGAATTTAAACTTAACCAAACCAGAAGTAGGAGCATCTACAGATACTTGGGGAACAAAGCTAAACGCTGACCTCGATACTGTTGACGGATTATTTAGCTCTTCTGGGACTTCAGTGGCTATGAACTTAGACGGAGCAGTTATAGACAGTTCTGTTATTGGTGGCACTACAGCAGCTGCGGGATCATTCACAACACTATCAGCAAGTACATCTATCACAGGCACACTAGCAACAGCAGCACAAACAAACATTACAAGTGTTGGAACTCTTACAGCTCTTACAGGTGGTACTGGAGACTTAAACTGGGATAGCGGAACTTTATTTGTAGATTCTTCTACTAATGCTGTTGGAATTGGAACGACTAGTCCTGCTTTTGAAAATGGTAATGGCTTAGAAATAAGAAACTCTAGTAGTCTTGGAGGACATTTAAAATTAACTGATAGTGCTTCAGGCACAGGTGCAACTCAAGGCTTTGACCTTTATGCTTATAATACTTCAGCTTACATAGAAAACTATGAAGCTGGTTCTATGGTATTTAGAAATAATGGAAATGAACGCATGAGAATAACTTCTACTGGTGTTGGAATTGGATTAACAAATCCTGCTTCAGGCTTGGTTGTTTCTAAATCAACCTCGGCAGGTAGAGGTGGAGAAATTAGTATAATTAATCCAGCCACATCAGCAGTCGGAAACGAAGCAGCCCTTAACTTTGGGTTAGAGCCATCTACTTATAATGCTGACAATGGAAATGCACAAATAAAAGCTAGGATAAATAACGCTGCAACTTCTGCAACAGATATAATATTCTCTTCATGGGGTGGTTCTGGTTTTGGCGAAAGAATGAGAATTAATTCTGCGGGTAGCCTTTGTATTAATAGACCTACATCAGGTCTGCAAACATTCCCAACTGCAAAATTAGTTGTAGGTGGTGCTGTAAATTATGCTGAAACTACCGTGCTACATTTTGATGCCATGGGTAATAGAGGCACAGGTACAGCTCAAACCATAGATTTTAGTATGGGAAGAACCAATGTAACTCCTGATATAGCAAAAGCACAAATTGCAGCAATTCTCTCAGCCAGTAGTGCAACATCAGCTTCACACGGTATAAGTTTAGAATTTAGAACTACTGCTGGTAATACTCAACACACGCACCTGAGACTAAAAGCTGGTAGTCAACTAACTCAATTGCACACAGATGAAGTACCAACACACGGTAATCCACATGTAGGAAATTCTATTGTAATAGGACCAACAACTGCTACAGGTCTTATAAATGGTGGTTTAACTACTGCTTGTGCCTTATACAACAAAAGTGGTGAGTTATATGCTACAGATTCTTCACATAATAACACACAGCTTACACCACATAATTGGACATTAATTGATGCAGGACCTTCAGAAGAATTAGCTTGGACTTATTGGTCACAAAGACCAAGTCCAGACGATAGAGACATAACTCAAGCTATAAATGTAGACATAGCAAAAGTAGTTAGAAAGGTTGAAGATTTAGTTGGTGAAAAACTAATCTATACTGAAAATTCTAATATGGATGACCACACACACCAAAATGTTATTGCAGATATACAAACTGCATTAGCAAACTTAACAACAAGAATAGAAGCGTTAGAAAGCTAATAATATAAAAGGAGAATAAAAGTGGCAAATACATATATATGGGATTGTAAAACAGTAGATACATATCCAACACAAGACAGTCATTCAGACGTTGTTTACAACGTACATTGGCGATTAAACGTAGAGAGCGATCAACAAGACGCTGAAGGTAATAACTACACAGCTTCTGTTTATGGCACTCACAGCGTTAATACAGATGACATATCTAGCTTTGTACCTTTTGCAGATCTCACGAATGACACAGTTACTGGTTGGGTTACAGCAGGTATGGGCGAAGATGAAGTAGCTAGTCTAAAGTCTGGATTAGATGCACAGATCGCATTACTGATTACACCAACATCTGTTACTAAAACAATAGGATAAAAATGGCACTATTGCCCGTAACTCCGCCAGCTGGCATAGTCAAAAACGGAACTGATTATGCTAACAAAGGTCGTTGGGTTGACGGCAATCTCGTGCGTTTTGAAAATGGGTTTCTAAAACCTATCGGCGGTTGGTCTAAACTAAAAACTACAGCACTAGACGGAGAGCCTATAGGTATGTATGCCTATAAGGACAACCTAGGCGCATCTGTTTTGGCTGTTGGTACAAGACAAAAGGTTTATGTTCTTTACGACAACACCTGGACTGATATAACACCAGTTGGCTTTGTCAACGATGCTGATAATGATCCTCTTGGTTATGGCGCATACCACTATGATGTAGAAGATTACGGCGATGCTAGATCACAATCTGGATTACCTCTTGACTCAGGTCATTTCTCCTTTGACAACTGGGGCGAAGATTTAATCTTTTGTTTTTCTGGTGACGGCAAGATATACAAGTGGAGGCCTGTTTCTGGTGGAACAGCTGATACCATTGGTACTGTTGTAACAAACGCACCTACAGGCTGTCAGGCTATCCTAGTAACCAATGAAAGACATTTAGTTGCTATTGGTGCTGGTGGAGATCCAAGAAAGGTAGCGTGGAGTGATAGAGAAGACAGAAACACATGGACATCTAAAGCCACCAATACAGCAGGTGATGTACAAATACCAACAGGCGGCAGGGCATTACTAGCCGTTAAATATCAAAACGATGTCATTATCTTTAGTGATACTGGTATAGATAGAATGAGCTATGTAGGCTCACCTTTTGTATATGGTATTACCGCAGCTGGTGCAAATTGTAAAGCAGTCAGCAGACGATCAATAGTTCAAACAGGTAACTTCTTAGCGTGGATGGGTGAAAACTCATTCTTTGTCTATGATGGCGTTGTGCGTGAAATACCATGTGATGTGCATGACTATGTATACGACCAACTTAATGTACCAGGCAGGAAGGCGTGCTGGGGTGGGCATAACTCTAACTTCAACGAAATATGGTGGGGATTCCCAAGCGGCGAAGGTATTTACAGACCAAACAAATATATTATCTGGAACTATTTAGCAAACACTTGGTCTATAGGTGAACTAGACAGAGGTTGTTGGATTGACCAGGGTGCATTTGATTACCCTATAGCAGCAGACTCACTTGGCTTTGTATACGAGCATGAGTCAACTGTTTTATCTAACTCTCCAAACCTAGGTACAGCCGTACCATTTGCTACAAGCGGCCCGATAGAACTAGGCAATGGTGATAACTACGTTCAATGTAATCAGATTATTCCAGACGAAGAAGCAAATGCTTTACCTGGAGTAACTATAGGATTCAAAGGCAAGTTCACACCGCTAGGGCCAACAACAGATTTTGGTAACTTTACTTTTGAAAGTGATGGTTATACCGATGCAAGATTTACTGCAAGACAAGTACAAATGACAGTAACAGGTAGCACCACTCAAGACTTCCAAGTTGGTAATATAAGATTAAGCCTAAGAAACAGAGGTAAAAGGTAATGGAGTTATCATCAAAAGAACAATATATACAACGTATAGAAGTAGCACATACGTTACTTACAACTACAGATTTAACAACCTTTTATACAGCGCCAAGTGGAGATGACTTTACATCTTCAGTTGTAGAATCTATTTTGGTATGTGACCATAGCAACCAGCAAACTAAAATAACTTTAACTGTTACCAATGAAGGCGTTTCCTACACTTTGTTTAAAGAATTTAACATTACCGCACACAACACAGTAGAGTTACTAAGTAAGAATATTTTTTTACACCAAGGCGATATTATAAAAGTACAATCAAATCGTGCTGGTAATCTAACTGTTTATGCGAGTATCACAGAGTATGCAAAAGGCGACTAATAAAGTGGTTGATATACAACCAGAGGTTACACAAGAGCCTTGGGAAATTGAATGGGACAGGTGTAAGCCCTATATAGCAAAGTCTATAAAATATCAAGATTCCTATACAATTGATGACGTAGAGGATAAAATAAGACAAGGAATATTTCATTTATGGCCAGGTAAGAAATCTGCATACATAACAGAGTTTGTAATATTCCCACAAGTCAAAGCCATGAACCTTTTGTTTTGTGGTGGTGACTATACAGAATTAGAAGAAATGCTACCCTCTATAGAGGAGTTCGCTAAGAAAGCTGGTATTAAAAGGCTTTACGGCGGTGGCAGAAAAGGATGGATTAAAAAGATAAAACATCTTGGATTTGAAACAGAATACTTAATAAGAAAAGAACTATGAGCAAAGGATCAAACACAACACAAACAACAGCAACTTTACCAGCATGGCAAGAAGCTCAGTTTAAAGAACTTTTTTCAGCAGGTCAGGGAATATCTCAACAGCCGTTTGTACCCTACACAGGGCCACAAGTAGCTGGTTTTAATCCAGACCAACTAAGACAGTTTCAAGCTACTAGAGGAATGTTTGAATCTGGTCAAGCTTACGACCCAACTCAAGCCTTACAAGGTATGGCTCAAGAACAATTTAAGCCTACCATTGCTCCTGTTACTGGTTATCAAGCTCCTACTATAGAAGCAACAGCAGGCCCTCAAGCAGCACAAATAGGACAGGTTTCAACTCCTCAATTTCAAGGACTATTAGGTCAAGACATAGGAGCGTATCAATCCCCGTATCAGCAACAGGTCATAGACCTTGCGATGGGCGACATACAAAAACAAGCTGACATAGCAAGAGGCGGTTCACAAGACAGAGCAATAAGAGCTGGCGCATTTGGTGGTTCAAGATCTGCAATATTAGAATCTGAATCACAAAAACCTTACGCAGAAGCTATGGCACAAACAGCCGCTGGACTAAGACAATCTGGTTTCCAGCAAGCACAACAAGCTGCTCAATCAGACCTAGCAAGACAACAACAACTAGGAATGTTTGGTTCTGGTCAGGAGCAACAAAGAGCTATACAACAAGCACAGTTTGGTCAACAAGCTGGCACTATGGGTGCAGAGATGCAACAGCAACGAAGGATGCAACAAGCGCAGATGCAACAGCAAAGACAGATGGGCGGCTTAGACATTGCTGGAAGAGCAGCGTTAAGTCAGCCACAGTTAGATATGCAGGCGCGTGCGCAGAGGGAGGGCTTGCTGGGTGGGCTACAAGGACAACAAATGCAAAACCTTGGTTTACTAGGCGGAATAGGACAACAACAGCAAGGACTACAACAAGCAGGTCTTGGAGTTGCTAGAAATGAATTTGATAGAGCGCTTGGTTACGGACAACAACAACTTGGTTTATTACAAGGCGGCATGGGTACACCATTAATAGGACAAAGCACTTACGAGAAAAAGAAAACTGGTCTTGGCGATATCTTAGGTACAGCTGCTCAAGTAGGCGGCAGTTTGGCTAGTGGTGGCTTCTTTAATCCTAAAACTTCAGACAAAAGATTAAAAGAAAATATTAAACCTATTGGTAAGTCTGCAAACGGACACAACTTATACACATGGGATTGGAATGACAAGGCTAAAGAACTTGGTGTGAACGATTCAACAACAGGTGTAATAGCACAAGAGGTAATGAAATATATGCCAGAGGCAGTTACTAAGCACGCTGATGGTTATTACATGGTTGATTACGGAGTTTTATAAATAATATTATGGAAGATAATAAATATTCAAAATTTGGTAACTTTTTAGCAAGAGGCGGGGGTATGCCTACGCCGACACCCGAACTGTTAGCTACAGCAACTCCAGAGGAATTAGCCTCTTATGATATACAAAGAAAAACTGCTAGAAATAAAGGCCTCGGAGAAATGTTATTGCTTATGGGCGATGCTTTTCAAGGTAAGGATATTTCTGGAAGAGCTGCTCAAAGAAGAGCTTCAAGACAACCAAAAGAAAGAAAGATTGTTAAAGGTGCTGATGGATACAATTATTATTTAGACACTAATGAAAGAGTCTTACCTGGTATTGAGGCTAGTAAAACTAATTCATTTACAGCTGGAAGACAAGATTATGAGTATTTCGACAACCTTTCCGCTACAGAAAAACAAAATTTTTTAATTGCTACTGGTAGACTATCACCAGAACTTGCTGCTAAATTTAGAGAAGCTAGATCAGAAGGCGGTCTAGACCTTACTCCAGGTCAAAAGAAGTTAGACACACAGTTTGCAACAACAGCAGAGTCATGGCTTTCAAAAGATTCAATTCAAGTAGATGCAAACATAAAAAATTTAGAAGAAAAAATTGGAATCATTGAACGTGGTGAGGCTAATGTTTCTGGTGGGATTATTGGCATTACCCCAGAATGGTTACAACCATTTGCGGGTCAAACTCAAGCAAAGGCATTTTTAGGAGATGTAAGGGATATTGTTTTTCAATCATTGAAAGAAAAATTAGGCGCTCAGTTTACCGAAAAAGAAGGGGACAGATTGGTTGCAGCAGCATACGACCCAAGCTTGCCAGAAGAAATTAATGCAAAAAGGTTAAGAAGATTACTAGCAGTTGTTAAAACAATGAAAGCTTCAAAAGACGACATGGTTAATGTTTGGGATCAAACAGGAACTTTAAAAGATTACGGACAGCCAAAAGCAACATTTAACAATGTTTATGATGCCTTGGTTGAGGAAGAGTTTGCATCTAAAACAACAGAAGAATTAACAAATATTTATGCAAATACAAAGGACTTAGATAAAAAAACTGCAATTTTACGATACGCAGAAAAACTTGCTGAACAAGGGAAGTAAATATGTCTTTGTTACAAGAATTAAAAAATGTAGATAAAGAAATAGAAGATGTTACTGTTACAGCTCCTAAGATTAAAACAGGAACTTTAAAACAAGCATTAAAAAATCTACCAGGTAGCACAGTTCAGCTTGCAAAAGATATTGTTCAGCCAATTATAAGCCCTATAGATTTTTTAAAATCTACTTATAGTCTTGGTAAAGGAGTTATTGAACTAACAATACCAGGTGAACAACCAGATGAAAAAACAGCAAAGGCTGTTGGTGCATATCTTGCCAATAGATATGGAGGCATGAGTAACATTAGAGATACTTTTGCAGAAGACCCAGCAGGTTTATTGGCTGACGCTGCTATGCTTTTAAGAGGTGGCGGCTCTTTAGCAACCAAAATTCCAAAACTAGAAGAAGCAGGAAAAATAGCTTCTAAAGTTGGTAAAAAAATAGATCCAACAGAATATTTATATAAAGGTGCTAAAGTTGGCGCAAAAAGTGTTGGCACAGGAGCGAAAGAATTACTTGGTTTAACAACTGGAGCTGGTGGCGAGGCAATTGAACAGGCTTTTAAAGCTGGCAGATCTGGTGGAGACGCAGAAAGGCTTTTAGCTGGAGAGATGCGTGGGACTTCAGGAGCAAAAGATGTTGTAGAACAAGCTACATCTAAATTAAAAGAAATAGCTCGAGAAAGAGGAAAAGAATATACAGACTCAAAACAAAAATTAAAATTAGATGATATTCCTGTTGAATTTGAAAATGTTAGAAAATCATTTAATGAGTTTGCAAGCTCTAAAAAGTTTAAAGGTATGTCTGAGCTTTCAGAAAAAGCACAAAAGAAACTATCTAAAATAGAAAAAATTATTTCTGAATTTGAAAACAACCCAAAACTGCATAACGCCAAAGGGTTGGATATGCTTAAAAGAAGAGTTGATGCTGAATACCCTTCGGGGTTAAGTGTTGGGGATGCTGGTCTTGTGGTTTCTGAAATGAGAAATAGAATTAAAAAACAAATTCTTACAGAAGCTCCAAAATACGGAAAGGTAATGAAAGCTTATGAACAAGCTATTTCTTTAGAAAAGAAAATTATGAAAGAACTTAGCCTTGGTAATAAGACCGCTGCTGGAACTGCTTTAAGAAAATTACAATCTACAATGCGTAATAATGTTAATACAAATTATGGAAATAGATTGGATATGTTGAAAAGCCTTGACCCTGATTTGCTACCTCAATTAGCAGGGCAGGCTTTAAGTAATTTGACTCCCAGAGGATTACAAGGGTTAAGTGCTGGTTCAGCCGCTGCCTATGGAATACCAGCGGCTATGGCAGGATTAGTTGACCCATCTTTATTAGTAGGATTGCCATTACAATCACCAAGACTAATGGGTGAGGCAGCGTTAAAAACTGGTCAAGCACAAAGAATTTTAAGTGGAGTCCCAACTGGTGATATCCTTAGAACTGCAAGACCAATATCAAGCGTTACAAGAGGTGCTGAAGATCAGCCAACCCCAGAAGAATTAAAAGAATTAGAATATTTAAATAGGCTGCTTAGCAAATAACCCATGAGCCGCCAATCAGAAAGAGTTGGGCGGTCTGGAGAATATTTGGTAGCCTCGGTGCTTTCTACTCTATCTGATACTGTAAGCATAATCCCTCACGCCGCAGAAGCTGACATCCTCTTTCAAGTAAACAAAACTATATATAAGTGCCAGGTTAAAACACAATCACAAATAGAAAAGGCTAGAAAGTCTTGGCGTTTTGATTTAAGGCGTGGGCCTCACAGTAGGTCAAGATCTTATAATGAAGGTGCTATAGATATATATGCTTTGGTTGCTTTAAAGCACCAGAAGGTTATCTTTATAAAATCAAAAGGCAGGAAGCAGGTATCATTTGATGACGAGTTTATCCAAGCGACTGACTCGCTAGAGAATTTGAAAAACCTATTTAAAGAGCTTGGATGTCTAGAGACACTTTCTGATCTTCGTAGTGCTTAACAGAGTTCATACCTAAAGATAATAGGTATTCCGCAACTTCATGCGGTTTTTTGTTTTCACTTTCACAAAAATCTTTAAACTTTTTAGCTAGATGTTTGTTTATATATACAGGCTTTCTTCCGTTTCTTTCTTGAAAAATACGATCATCAAATTGATATAAGTCCATGATTACCTCACTGATTTAGAGAAACCTCTATAGAATAATCACCAATACTATTACCCTTTGCATCCGATCCATGAACCATTTGCAATTCTAAATCAATAAAATGTTTGGCTTTTAATAAGTCAGTTATTCTATCTTGATTCTCACCTTTGCTTCTGGTTATGTATTTCAAACAACTCCCTAAGTTGTATGAAAGGTTGTTTGCATATATATAGTCAATAGGCTGTATCTTGGATTTCTTATAATGGCTACCAGCCACTTGGTTATTGGTAGCTAACATATCTATCTCTTGATCCCAGGCATCGTCATTTTGTATATTAGTATGTGCATATATTGTTTTATTCATAAAGTTTCTCCATTTGTTATAAATAAATTACCATAATTGGTAATTCATGTACAATAATTGTTGTGTTATCGTACATTTACATATATATTATAACAAATCACAACGAAAAGGGACATTTAATGATAGAAGATAAGACTTTTTTAGATACAAAGCAGTTAGCCGAAAGGTGGAGGCGGTCTCCAAGGACTATAGAAGGCTGGCGCAATAAAAAAATAGGGCCAGACTATTTGAATTTAAATGGCAAAATTGTTTATGACATAGAAGAAATACTTAATGCTGAAGAAGAAGCAAAGGTATCACATGGCGCACGCTAAACTAAGTCCTTCAGCAGCAAAGATTTGGATGGGATGCCCTGGTATGCCACAACTCTTGTCCAGCATGAATGTTGAGTACAAGGTTGGTATTCCTGCGGCTACAGGTACTTTAGTTCACGAAATGGTAGAGACATTACTTAAAGGTAGGTTAAACAACCTAACCTTAGAAGAATACTATTTAGATAGCACACATCACATAGATGACTTTGACATAACAGTAGACCAAGAGATGATTGATTGCGCTCATGTTTATGTTGACTATATAAAGAAAAGATCAGAGGAGCTTAATGTTAAGCGACCTTTGATTGAAGAGAGAGTAAACATGGTAGAGATACACGACCAGCTCTGGGGAACAGCGGATGCAATACTCATAGGAGAAAACATCATAGAGGTTGTTGACTTGAAAGCGGGCAAGTGGGCGGTAGAGCCAGACTCACCTCAGTTAAAAATTTACGCACTAGGAGCTTTATCAAGATATGGTAATGCTGAATGTACTGTGCAGATGACCATAGTTCAACCAAGAGGTTGGCACAAAGATGGCATCATACGATCATATTCCATATCAGCCGCTAATCTGGTTGATTGGGCCTATGAAACTTTAAAGCCAGCAGCCGAGGCTTGCTTTGAAGAAATACCTACATATAACTACAGCAAGGACGGATGCCGTTGGTGTAATGCTAAAGAAGTATGTGAAACTTATAAACTAAACCAAATGGAGAAATAATATGGCAGACCAAGAGCCGATAACATTTAGCATCACAGAAGATGATGTAACAAAAGACTATAACTTAGACGACTTACCAGAAGAAGGTCAGATGGTTTATAGAAAATTAAACTTACTTCAACAGCAAAAGAACGACCTTGTTGCTAATGCAAATTTTGAAGTAGAAAAGAATGAGATACTTCAAGCTGAATACTTAAAGCAGTTAAAGAATCATTTACCAAAAGACGAATCAGTCATTGAGGTGAAATAATGTCATTAGCTAATATAAGACAGAAGGCAAAACTAAAGCCGCCAAGGTTTGTATTGTATGGCCCTGGTGGAATTGGTAAGACTACCTTTGCTTCTAGCATGGGTAAATGTATTATCGTTCAAGCCGAAGATGGTATCGGCAAGATAGAGAATCCCCACTTTGATGTGGCTAAAACCTTTACAGAGTTTATGGATAACCTTAATTCATTACTAACTGAAGACCATGAATACAAAAGCGTTGCTATTGATTCATTAGATTGGTTAGAAGTGTTGATGTGGGATTATGTCTGTAAGCAAAATGGTTGGGATCACATTAGTTCCGCCGCTTACGGAAAAGGCTAT